TAACATTGCATCACGGCGAGCTTGATACTTTAAATCTCTTGTAGCATGTCCCATAGGATCTACAGGACCATTATTTGGAGCGTCACTTCCACCACCGTAAATTTTTCCACCGGCGGCATAAGGTAAATACTGCTGGCCTTGAAAAATCATGAAATCCTCGCAGAGACTAGCTCCTTAACAGACACAATTGCAGTATACTGGAATATCTTTGTTGGTTGAGTTGTGGAACCATCAGTCTCTAACTGAAGTGAAAAGTTAGCTTTCCTAAAGCGTAACGTTTTACCAAATTTAACCATCTTATTAGTATTTGAAATATCGTCACCAGCTACTGTTTCTGTATTAGTTGTGGCACCTAATGTTGGATTTCCCCATGTATTAAGATCTGCCCATGTTTGCGTAGTTAGTGCATTCCACGTTGTTGAGCTAATTAACGTAATTGGAGTGATAGAGCCGATTACCTGTTTTCCTGAAAGAATATCAGCGCCCCACCAGAAAAGTTTCTTATATCGAATAGGATCTGCAATATCATAGCTTTTAGTAGTTGCGATACAATAGAATTTATGCGTACCTGCACCCTCCGTTGAACCGCTTGATCTTCCATCAATAATCTTTAATAATTTGTAACCCGTAGAACTAACATCAAAGGAATAAGAAGTATAATAACTATCAAGACCAGAACCAGATAAATCACGTGCTCTAACTAAAGGACCAAAGATATGCCATTCAGTTGTTGCTGTTGTATCAGTTTTACGCCACTCCCCCCAAGTGCGAGTGCGTAACTGAAAAGAATAAGTTCTATTATAATAACGAACAATTAAACGTTCTCCAAGGGTACTTAAATGCTGATTCTCATATCTAGCAATTGCGTTAGTGGGTAACGAGTTATCAAAGACAAGAGGCACCTTAAGATTAAGTAAAGAAAAGTTATAATTCGTAATTTCATAAACTTTATTTCGATGCATCGTGTATACCGTGTTTTCATACTGAACTAGTCCTAAGCTGCCCGTGGAACCAACTACTGGATTGATTTCTCTAAGAATCGCGTCAGCTGGATCAAGATCATATGCAAGAACATGAGTACTTTCACCTTTAAATAACAAAACAGAATCTTGATAAACGATAAGATTGTTGAGGGTATCCCCGTCCCCGTTCTGCACATCAATGAAATTTGTACCAGGCCATGTGGTAAAATCAGCTGACTGAGAAAATGTAAGTCTTGAAGAGTTAGACGTTGCATTTTCACCAGGAACCACATACAATCTATTTTTATGAACTACACACTTTTCAGCCCTTGGGATTGCAGCCTGCGCCACAGCCCCGCCGCCTGGTGTCCAAGAAATTCCACCATTAGCACTAGCTGAAGTAGCAGGAAGCCAAACAGTAGAAGCATAAACTTCCATACAACGACATTCACGAGAAAGACCACCAGGATTTAATTCAGTCCAAGAACTACCAGCGTTAGAACTTACATAAGTTTTACCGTTCTGAGTACCAAAAAGATATAGAGTTCCACTGAAAACTACAGAACCGAAGATAAAAAGACGTTGGTTAGTACCACCATTAAACGTAATCTGAATGGCAGGCCGACTTACTAAAGCACCATCAATATCCAATTCCAAGTTTAAACACGTACTAAGTTCGGTATCTCCAATAAGAACAGGATCTGATCCTGTGTTTAATCCCCCATTAAAAGGTCCTAACCGTAGAATCTGAACAGCCATTAAGCATCAAACTCCAATACTGTAATAGTTGGATAGGTATTCGTATCTTCCTTAGTATCGCTATTACTAAGTTCCCTAACATCATCCATAAAATTAGATTGATACATAATAGCTGGATCGTGATCTTCATCTAACAAACTAGCTTGCCACATACAATACTGCCAAATAGTGTTGTGGTAAATCAAAGGAAGAGAAAGAGCGTCCGATGTAAGTACCACATCAGTAGGACGTTTATTGTGAAGAATCTTTAATCCACCTGTGGCTGATTGGTCAGGTGTTGGAAATAAGATAACTTGACCTTTATCCATAGTATAGTAAATAGGAGCACCGACACCATATGCAGTACCATCCCAGCCATCCACAAGCTCATCAAACTCTTGCATACTAGCATATTTAATCTTATTAAAACTTAGCATGCTTGTATACTTATAACGCAGAGCTCTAATAATTAATAAGGTAGCAGGCATTGTATACGTAGATTGATTTGCCACTAGATCCATAAACGTTGTTTCTTGTAAAGCGCTATCATTACGTTTTACAATTTCTATTTGTGCATCATTAATCCAACGAATAACATCTGCATCTTGAACCTGAACTGCAGCCTCGTCACCAAATGTCCGTCGGACTCGTGTAATAATATCAGATACAATCATTTATCAATCACAGACCTAACCGGACCTAGATCTCTAAATTGATCGTCTCTCATTCTTCCGTCATGACGCCAACGACTCTTTGTGTTCCCAGCAACAAACTTTACAAAATCTTTAATCTCTTCGCGTCTATCTAGTTCTTCTTTTAACTTTAAAGCTTCAATAGCTGCATTATGAGCATCCATTCTTGCAACTACATCCCCATGCTTTAAATCAATACTCCACAATTTTTCAAGAATAGCCACAGGATTGCTTAAGGAATCTGCATACATAACGATAGTTTTAGTACGATCATCTACGATACGAAAGCATTGTTTCTTATCTACTAGGTCAACTTGTCGTTCAGGAGGGATCCATTCTAGAAATAAGTTAGGATCATAATCCTGAATGACCTCGGCAAGTCTTTGGAACTCGGCTGAAACCCATTCATCCACGTTTGGCATTTATCAACTCCCAACCCTTAAAGTTATCTAAAGCCGTATAAGCCTGATCTCGTCTAATAGGACTAAGTAGGTGCCAAAGACTAGAAATAACACATTGCACATCTGCAAAACCAGAAACCCTATCTATTTTAGATGCCCACATTAGGGAAACTCCGCCAAGCGTTGAAACTCGGCGGAGACCCATTCGTCAACTTGTGACATTACTCGTCTTCGTCTCGCTTCAAATTCTTGTCATCATTCTTGTTTTCAGGAGCAAACTCACTCGTAGAGCTCTCATCTAACTGCTCTTCATCTGGATCCTGCTCTGGGAAACCCTTGTCATCATTAACATTAACACCAGCAAACTGAGTCACATGTACCACCTTAGAAGTTTGAGCCTGATGCACGGGGTCAGGCTGAGGTAAAACATCAGGATGAACCTTACCTAAATTATGTTCTGGATTCTCCTGCCAGACGGGAATAGTAGAAACCTGCCCGTCATCCCCCACATAAGGTTCAGTCTTTCCTGCCATAGGATCAGGTAAAATATTAGTCTCTACCCTGTCGTTACCCTCTACATCCACATCGTTAGGCTTATCAACAACTACGGGCTCATCAACAGGAGTAGTAACTTCTTCATTCTTATCGTTACCCAACATTTCAGATAACGACTTTGCTGGAGCTGCTGCCTTCTTAGCTGGTGCCACTTTTCCTCCTTTAGTAAAGTTGGCTGCACCTGTGGCGACAAGGAACAGCCAACTTTATCTACTTATGCGTTTCTTTGTTCTTACACCTGCAACCATCAACCGGTCCCCAGGAGGGACAAATTGAAGTAACATCCGCTGTATGCTCACAAGGAAAATTATAAAAAGGATCATTACATTTAGGTCCGCAACGATTGGGATCATGCCAGTAAGGAACTTTTTCCTTGCACTCATCACAGACTAAAAAGGGATTAGCAAAGCCAATTTGTACATGTTTACTGGTAAGCATTAATGATTAATCGATTCTAAACAGATTACGGCAGAAGCCGTATCTGAAGCCCCAGTAGCCTGATTTAAAGAAACGTTAATAGTTGTAACAGCAGGTAGGTCAAAAACAATAACGGGAAATGCAATTGTATCTCCCGGTCCCCCAGGAATAACAACAGTACCTACTGGTGACGGAATACCTGTAACTTTTAAACCATCAGCTAATGTATGTCTCCCAGAACCTGTCATTCGATAACGGCCTACAGGTACATTTACGCAAGAAGCCACAGCGGTGTTAGCTGCTACGTTATTACCTTGTGTACCGCTACCAACAACAGTAGTGTTGGTACGCATATTATGCCTCGATAATACTCGTCATAAGACCGTGCGAGTTACGCCGATGAGTACCAATCTGCCAATACTTAAACAGACGTGCACGATAAGCATCGTACTCACCAGTGGAGTCAATTAAACGCTGCCACATATTTCCATCACGGTTCATCCAAGACCAGTCAGCATTCTGATAAATAGTAATCTGCTTCTCGTTCATGAAGTACATACGACCAGGCTGGCAGTCGAAATCAGAAATAATAGGAACGTCTCCAGTATCCGTAGTAAATGCAAGACCCTTGAAACCACCGGTAAACTCAGTAGTATTAACGAAACGGCGCTGCTGCTCAAGAAGGTTCGCATAGGCACGCCGAACACCCAAAGAGCAGAAAATAACTGAAGTCTCACCACCGAACTTACGAATAGTATCAATCATATTAATCATACGACCCTCGGAAATAGCCCCGGCGGTCGAATCCATATTACCCTGCCAAGTCGCATGGGTAATATTGTAAAGAGCACCAGTACCATCACCAAGAGCGTTAGTGTTAGTAAGTCCTGCAACTAACTGCTCAAAACCTACAGGCTCACGAGAACGAGAACCCGTTCGGGTAATGAAGAAACCAGTAGTTGTAGAAGTAACAGTAGAACCAAAGGTAATAGTAGTAACACCCGCAGCAGTAGCAATAGCAGTAATCTGAACATTAGAGTTAGCTAAAACGTTAACAGAGTTGGTATCGGTGGCATTCCACAAATCAACAAACATACCAATTTCAACGTACTGAGCATTGGTAGTAACTAAAGTAGTAGTAGAACCAGCACCAGTGGCTACTGCTAAAATACCGGTGTTAGTTCCATAGCACTGACGGTTAGTCTCTTTCTTAAGACCTTCTTGAATACCGTTAACTTCCTGATCTAAAAGAGAAGCAAAAGCTTGAACATTAGAATCACCAAGAGCGAAAGACTGTCCAGAAAGCTGAATAGCACCGTAAGAGTAAGCTAACTTAACCTGCGCATCACGGTAATCCTGAGTCTTCGGAAGCGGCAATGCTTCCATCTCATTACGAGAACCAATACCATGGTTACGCTGAACTCGGGTACCAAATCGAACATACTTACCACCGATAGCGTCAGTTTCGACACCCTCAGAAGTTTTCTGAATACGAGAAATAGCTACAACCTGCGACTGAAGCTGATCCCTAACACGCGGCTCGTAAACTTCCTTAAGAATGTTCGCAGCCGTGGTAAGCGTGGTAGTAATTGTACTGCCCTCCTGCTTAGATTTTATAAAAATAGAAAATTTAATAAAATCAACTACGTTGAGGGCGAACCTCAGGGTACTACTAAACTACTGATTAGCTTCATTCATAGCTTGCTGCATCATTTGAGCAGCCAGAGCTCGTGTATCCTTACCAGAAAGCTTAGTGGGATCAATATTATTACGAGGAACCTGTCCCCCATTGCCCATTAAAAACGGCGCTGGCTTGCGACGAAGACGATCAGCTAAAGCATTAAAATCGGCAAGAGCCTGCTCAGCGCTCATATCGTTATTCGCCATACGCATAACAATCTCATCTTCAGGAAAGTCGCCATGCTTCTTACGTAAATCAGAAAGTTCTTTTTCAAGAGTAGCATCAGCTTCTGCTGCAGCCTTAGACTGCCTTTCCTGCTGATCTTTCATAACAGTTAATTGCATCAGTGTCTGAACTTGATCCTGTAAAGTTTTGTAACGTGGATCATTAAGAAGAGCATCAACTTCAGGTACAGATTCATCTTGAACATTATTATCCTCCACGGCCTGCTGAGCCTGCTGTGGCGTAATTCCTAAATAATTCCCAATAGCTTCATATGCCTGACGAGGATTGGCCTCGATAAACTGCTGTAAATTAAGTGCAGTACCAATCTTGTCTGGTGTAAAACCAGACTTGTGGAAATCAGCATAACCCTTGAGAGGCTCATACTGATCGAGACGCTCCTTTAACTTAGGAGCTAATTCTCCCCGCTTGTCTTCTGGAAAAGCTCCTACAATATCGTTCCACTCCGGGCTTAAACCTTCAAAGAGTGGCATGTCTCCCGGAGGAGTCGGCTGACCCATTACTGTACCTTCATTCTCTTTAACCTACGCTTAAGAGCAGCACGTCTTTGTTTAAGAGCATCCGCAGGAGTACTCTGCGAAGTATCAGTACTTAAATTTGGATTATCATTTGTATTAGGTACATCACTATTCTTACTATAAAAATCAGAATAAGATGTAGCTGAACTCTTTCCGTACCCTGCCATTAAAGAGATCCAGGATCATCCGAAGTACGAATCTGATACGTTTTATCATTTTCAGTCATAGAATTAATACGAATTTGAGTAAAACCTAAAGCAAGAAGACGACGATCCATATCAGCAGAACTAGCCTGGTTATCTAAACTAACTCTACGCATAATATCAGTGCTAGCGGTAGCTACTGCAGCTGCTGGAGTAAAAGTAATTGTAGTAGAACCAGCAACTGCCTGAGAAACTACGGTAAATACTGTTTCTTCTTTTAGAACACCAGCAGCAGTAAACAATTTAAATTCATCACCATTACGAACAACATTAGTATTGGTACCAGGAGCTGCGTTAGCACAAACAAGAGTAGTAGTAGTTCCACCCGCATTAGCAGTTGCTAAAGGACTAGGCCCAGCAACAATACGAGTTTCAAAATCATTTTTATAGCTACGTCGCTTATCAATATAAGCAGTCTCAGAAATAACACCTAACTGATGAGTCACCCTCCACCTCCTGAATTATCTCCTTGCATATCTGGCATAGGAACAGGGCCAGGATTTCCACCACCAGAATCTGATGGCTGTGCATTAGCACCTTGCTGTGCATTAGCACCTTGCTGTGCTGCCAAAGCTTCTTCAATATTAGGATCTGGTGCATTGGGATTAGAAGCATCTACTCCTGTAAGTGGATGCATCATAGTATTAGATAAAGCTTCCTGGTGTTGATTAACATGTTCCTCAAATAATGCTTTAACTACTGGATCAATTCCCTCAAAATTCTGACTCTTACGGAAATCATTGTGAATCTGAATATGTACTTGATGGTTATCATATGTATTAACAGGAACAATAAGTGGAGGACTTAAAGGCATCTTTGAAATAGGATCAAGTTTATTAGCATTGTTAGGATCTGAATACCAAGCTTGTGCCTGTTGTACAATGTCCTCTTGTTTAACTACCCGCATCTTCAAATTCTCACGTTGAGCTTGGCGCTTATCAATTTGAATGCTTTCATACAAACGATTAAGTCCACCAATTTCAAGAATTTCAAGGCCTTTATCTGGCGGGATAAAGCCCATCTTCATTAGATCCATAATAAATGCTTGCTTAGCTGCTCGCGAAGTAGGAAGTGCACTTCCTGCCTCTACACGAATATCATTATTGTCTCTAAGATCTGCACCTTTAAACGTTTGAACATCGAAGGTACCTTCAATACCGACAACTTTAATTGTTCTAGGTTCATCCCAATACATCTTTACATAATTTAAACATTGAGAAGCAACCTTCTCAATTGCCTCTTCAACAGAAGTGTAATGGCCAGCAATCAAACTTTCATCTTGCTCTTGCAAAAAGCTAATTGCGGTAGCGGCGGTAACCCCAGGCGGAGTGCTGCCATTACTAACTTCGTGCTGTCCAGATAAATCAGAGATATCTGTATATAGACGACTAATCTCGTCACTAACGTAAGAAGGAATACCCTGTAAAGGAATAGGCTGCGGTGGATTAAAACCCGTCTTGTATGTAATAACCTGACCAGGCTCTGTAGTCATTTTCTTTGGATCTACAGAACCTTCTTCAACAGCAAGCTGTGGCTTAGCCATTCTATTTTTAGCTTCGATTAGCTGTCCACGAGAACGGTTGAGTTCTTTTTGGATAGGAATTAAATCTTCGACAACAGATGAAGTATAGAATTTCCCTGTAGGAACTGCATCAATTTTAGTAAAAGGATATTGTCCATGATCGTAAGGCCAATGATCAAATCCCTGAACAATATTACTTCCTACAAGAGTGAACATTCCACCCTTGGGTAATTCAGGAATATAACCAGGCTTTACCCAAATCTCAAGAATAGTAGTTTGATTCTTTTTGTCATCATTTCTATTAATACCCATTGCGGATTGCATACCTTCATCTACGTTCTCATACGAGTTAGACGAAGGATCGAATCCAAAATTCTGCTTAATCCAAGAATTATTACGTACCTGTGCATGAATTACATACGGCTGCATCTCTATATCAGAAGCGAAGAGATCAGGGACAAAAATATGGAAAGGAGTAACAACTTCAATACAAATATCACCAGGTGGTTGATCCGGCTCCGCATCCGGCGAACCTTCCATACCCTCCTGTGGTGGTTCATTAGGATCCATAATAGGTTGATATCCAGGATCAACCTTAGTTGAATCCCAATAAGATTTTAAGAATCCATTACCACATGTAGCTTGCCAAAAAATTGCTTGTCTTAAAGTTTTATTAAAAGTCAACCTCCGCCACAGAGAGTCCCAAATCTGTTCACCAGCTTGGGCAGCAAAAACATCTGCGTCTTCGGTAGAACTTGGAATTACAAAAGCATTAGGCTTTTGAGCAGTAAGTCTAGAAATTTCTTTACGAACAGTTCTACGAATTTCATTAATAACAATACGCACGCGCCATTTAGGGGCATCCGGAACGTAAAGATCGAAAGACCCACCTGTTTGTGTCTGCCTAAACTGAACATGCTGATTACCATAATAGAATGCTAAATTCAGATACCATTGGCGCTCTTGACGCTGGCGCTGACTTTTGCATTCATTAAACCATTGATTACCAATCGCAGCTAAACGTTCCCGCGCGTCGCTGGACTGTCTATCATCATTAGTAAAAAATCCAACACTGGTTAAACCCGCTGGGTTATCAGGATATGTCACGGCAACTCCATATCAAGTTCAAAGTCCTTGATAGAATACATTTTTACTTCTGTATCATCAATAATATTAACATCACCAATACCAGTTAAATCTTTATAATATTTAGCTTCAGATTCATCATCACGAGGGATATACTCTGAATTAGGAAAACTAGGAGTTGAGAAGTTCTGTAAGGCTTGAAACGTTCTTAAGTCCGGAGCCTGCAGTCGATTCAGTAGTTCGCTGTTCTGTTTTTCCAGTCGATTGATCTGATTCAGTAACGTTTTCTGCTCCGGTGGATGCGTTAATGTCCACCACAATGTCAGAGTCAGGAGACTTACCATCATCAATAGTACGTAAAGCATCAAAGTATTCTCTCACCTCCCCCATAAGATTATTAAGTTTATTCTCGATGCTATCGCCTTGAGCCAAAAGTAAGTTAATTAAAGATGCTTTCTCGTGCCTAAGTTGCTCAATCTGCTCTTCAGCTTTATTAAATAGGCCCATGTTATTAGCAATGTCTAACATACACAGACTACATAAATACACAATTCCGTACCAGTCGACTTCTAATCCAAAGTCAACGTACTTCCTACCGTCGTTCTTCACAGAACCACAGTTGGCACACTTAGCTTGTTTCTTATCAGGAATATCTAAAATTCGATATTTGCTCATATTAAGCATCTCCAAGTAGTCTGTATCAAACTCCGTTGGCGGTCTGCCAAATTTCTGCATGAATCGGTCGTGAAGATTCATTCCCACTCTCCCCAACCTACATCACGCTCATCCCTGTCAAGCATAAGAGAAGTATCTACTTGCCAGGGAAAATCTTCCATATTAGTCTCTGTTAAACTAAAACCTCGAGATTTTTTAATTCTATCAGCTGGACCAAGATGTGGCATATAATTAAAGAAATAGCCACTCGAATCCATAGCGTGATCATTCTTCTTATTAGGTTCTTCTCTAGCATTATTCCTATCAGCCACCTTAGGTGACATATGTACTTTAAAAGAATATCCTCTTGCTTCTTTAATTGTGTTAGGACAGTCCTGTGTAATATGCCATTTTTCATATTTAAGATATTCATTCATTTTATTAATACGACCAGCTACGTCCTTTGGGGCCTGAATTAAGGGTATACCGTGGCGTCGATATTCCTGTAATGCAGATGTAGCTGTAATTGCATTTCTCTGACTCATTGATGGATCACCCATGTAAATCTCAGGAACTCTCTCGATTTCATTATTAAAAGCATGAATCATTCTAGCAAACTCAGCAATTACTGTTTTATTTTTATAGATCTCATGAAAAGTAACTACGTCTTTTCTAGGAGAAACAGCATGCCATAAGATTGCTGAAGGAGCATTATAGCCATGGTCGATAGAAACATAAATCGTCCAGTTCTTAGGAGGTTGACGCTGTCCTTTAATAATGTTCTTAAAATAATCAAATTCCTTTAATACTAAACCACCTCTGGGTACAAAAAGACCCTGTCGACGAATTCGTTTCTGATCTTCATCAAGATCTTCGTCAAGCAGGGCTAAAGCTTCTTTATTCAAATGAGGATTATCACTAATATCAACTTCGAACATAGATACATTTTTATTCGAAGTTGTAATAAATCTTTCAAAAATCCAATCCTGACCCGCCACAGGGGTCATGGTCATCCACCATACGCCATTATAGTCAATTAGACGTAATCGACATTCATTAAAGATTGCTTGAGGGCACTCTTCATCGAACCAACACCAGTGTAATGGAACACCTGCAAATGATTCTACTTCTTGCTGATGGGTCTTTAAATCAATTGTTGAACCGTTACGAAATGTAAATAACTTGTCACTACTGGACCAAGAATCTTCCCATGAACCGTTTTTAAGCTCGCTAACTGGTGTCCATTGTTTAATAAGAGGTAAAATAATTTGTTTAATTCCACCATCTCTATCTACAGTAACAATTCGACCCCGTGTAGGTAAATCATGAGTCTTCTGATATGGATGTCTACCTGTAGATCTCCAAATTCCCTCAACAGCTCCGGCTACACTCTTACCAGAACGGTTGCCACCTCTAAGAAGCCTACCAACAGTTTCTGCTTTATGAAATGCTAAATGAGTGTCTGAGTTGGGACTATAACTAAGTACGTTGGGCTTTTTAGCAGCTTCTTTCAGCCCAGCTGCAAGTTCCTCAAGAAAACTAGCCATCAATCGAACCAAGCAAGTCTAGGAAATTTTTTAGGAAAAGTCCAAGCAACCATAGCAAATTTATTTTCATCTACCCAGTAGCTTTCATGTGCTAAAGAATATTTTAAATCTTTAGTATAAAAAGTTAAAGTAGTATCTTCCTTAAATACAGATTGGATTCGATTAAATCTACGTGCATCTTTTAGCATTATGTTCCCCATCCTAAATATCTCAAAGCATCAATAATAGCTTGAATCTGTGCCTGAGTGTAGGTAGCACCAGCAGTTGCAGGAAAAGAAGGATTTACTCCTGTACCAATTCTACGAGATGATTTTCCATCATGTTTATGGTCGCCAGGAGAACCTTGATTATGTTGAATACCTAAAGTGTGATGCTGAGCAGTAATAGATGAATCTACATCAGAATTAGCATGAATCTTATTTACAGCCACAGAGGTAGGTGCATCGTCATCTCCGATATTAATGCTAACCGGAGGAGGTGCTGCACCTTTTTGAGTAGGACTAGTCATGGGATCCTCTTATATCTTGCAAACCATGTAATTCCATCATTATTAGCAAAAACAACTGGACTGCCAGCATGTACGTCTCGACTAACACCAGAAGTAAATCGGGTACCAAAACTAATAGTTGTAGTAGTTTTCATGTGCACTGTTAAAGGTTGTCCATTAGCTGCACTATCATCCCACATTACACCTTGGCCTAAAACTGGCCATTCTCCATTAAACCCAAAACCAGCACCTAAAGCTGTAATTGAATTAATAGGAAAAGGTAAGCTAAAACCATAATCTCCTGCACCGAAAGTATTACCAGAAGATCCAAACCTAAATTCTCCCCAACACCATACGTTATCAAAAATCTTATAGTAATAACCTTTAATGTATCCACCATTAGCTGTACTAATTACTGGCTGAGTAGTATCAGCAGTTAATACTGGTGTCCAAGTTTGCAATGCGTTACTGATTAAACATGGACCTGCATAAGCGTCAATAGCATCGCAGTTAATAGCATTCTGAGCCGGAAAATCTTTAATAAAGTTAGATCCTATTGGATCAGTTAGACTGAGTACCATCATGCGTCCGTAGTTGGGTACATAATGTATCCTGAAATTCTATCACTTTGTCCAAGAGCCACAGGGTTGGTCGCAGTCCAAAATGATCCATCTGGGCATCTAAAGAACACTCGATTATTTACAGTATCCCACATCGGCGTGAATACACTAGAAGTTGCAATAGCTGAACTATCATAATAAGTTGCCATACCTAAAGGCAGGCCCCCATTGGCAGAAAAACTACCATTAAAAATGGGATCAATAGTAGGAGTAAAAGCTGTGTACCTATAAGTTCCCGTACCTGCCGCGAAGCCTGTTGTTCCAAAATCCACAATAAAGAAATTAAGTGCCATTCGAGGAGCAATACGTACATATTTAGACTGTACAAAACCACCCGAGCCTAAAACTAATCCCCCACCACTAGGTGCAAACGTAGGAGTAATGACACCACTGTCGCATCTAAATAATCCATCAATAATATTACTATTAATTTGATTCTGTGTAGCCCAGCCTTGGAAAGTGGGTAATGCTTGTTTAATGCTTTCATTAATATCTGGTTTAATTAAACTTAGATTTGGAGTAACTGTAGTTCCCATACATCACCTCCTATACGTGTTTGTAAAAGAAACTACCATCTAATCTATCACCATCCGCCACAGTGAAGGGCCCAGCACTTCCAACAATTCTAGCAACTTTTCCAGCAAATGCTTGAACTGCTAATCGTGCGTAGGAAACACCTCCCACTGTACAAATATCTACTGCACAAATTCCACTAGAAGCAACTGCAGATGCATCATAAGCATAACCTTCGCCAATGACTGTGTTAAATCCTGGAATGAAATCTAAAGCAGTTCCAACAGTATGAAAAGCAGCATCGGCTACATAAGGAAGACTAATCCCATATTCACCTGAGCCAGCTGCAATTCCAGTTCCATTAAATTTAACTACGAAAGTTCCCCACACAAATCCTTGAAATTCTTGATAATCAAATGAGATACCTCCGGTGGATCCTAAACTAGGATTTGAAGTTTTTCCTACAATAGTTGCTCCAAATGGTAACAAGTTAATATCTGTTTTATCATTAATAATAGCATTATTAGCAGCTGCCCTTGCAGGAGTAATAGCCCAATCTTTAGCTAACTCCGCCTCATCAGGTTTTGCAAGAGCAATATTGGGTGTAAATGTGATCCCCATTATATAATGCTTAATCCATGAAATAAGGATTTAGAGTTAATAGTATTGCTACTTAACCAGTAACCTTTAAATTCGCTACAGTCTTCCATAAAGAAATTTTTAGTTAGCGGATAACTATCAAAATTAGGATTAAGCGTTTTATCAGAAATCCAATATTCTGTATTGTTAAATAAAAAAGATCTGCCTACTTCTCCTTCTATAACTTCTGTTACCATAGCAGATTTCCCTCCTTTCTGAACCAGGGAGTCCATTTGTAGTCTACTATAATAATTGAATTCCTACACTGTACGCATTCACTAAATTGCCTATAAACTAAGAAGTCTTTCTCTTCTATACCCATTAACAATACAGATAAAATGAATTCCATTAGTAACCTAGAGCGTGCCTAGCCTGCTCTACCTGTGGCGAATCATAAGTGTATTCCTCAGTGACGGAAGCATCAATAGTTTTAACCTGCGTCACGTTAATTAAATCTTGAGCAATAGACATCATAACCTGAGGATCTTTAACGTGCCTCTGGATGATCTCAATAATCATCCTTAGCATTTGCTCGCTCTGTGGCGCTTCATTTGCTAAAGTTCGAGTGTTGTCCATGTAGTATTTAAGAGCGTTCCAGTCGCCCTTATTAATCAACTTAGTAAATTCAGCAACAACCGTCGGCTTGATATTATTGAGGTTTTGCTCCGCAAGTTGATTAACAAAATTCTTAAACTTGGGATCGTTTAACCAAGAGTAATAAGTAGCAGGCAGAACGCCAATTTGATCCAGCTTATCTGCAATAGATCGTTCATCTGCAAAGTTCATTACAGTCAATGCAGCTGCTTGTTGTTCGGCCGTTAAATCCTCACGAGTGTAGTTCTCAAAAGGAATTCCACGTTTAGTTAATGCAGCTCGTACTGGCCTTCTAGCAAGAGAATAATTAATAGTAATAAGTTTGATGTTAGGTCTTGATTTCCTTAGAAAGTTAAGCACTTCTTCAGGAGATGGAACTGAATTTTTGGTAAACCAACAGAGTTCATAGTAATCTATCAAAGCTCGTTCGAAAGGCTTTAAAGCGTTCTGAACTGCATAATATTGGTTTTTAGCTGTCACCTACCTCCTCCTCTACTCCATCACGCGCAAAATAAGCATCTGCCATTGCATTTTCTAATCTTTTAATTGCTTTGCTTCTGTCTTTTCCTTCAGGAATTGTTTCATTAAAATAGATAGCTAAATCTAAAGCTCGGTCATAGTAATCCTTAGGAACTTCCTTGCCAAAACCTTTAACTCGATTCTGGTAAATCTCAGCAATCTCTGAATTAGTCATCAGGCCTCACATCCACAAGTGGGAGTGTGTAAACTACCGTGCTTACCGTTAGAAGCTAAGGGACGATGTTTATCGATTTGATAAATTAATTCCTGAATTCTATTTTTATGGCCAGATTCTTTAGTAGTAAATCTATTTTGTGCTAAACAAAGAGTTTCTCGTAACATCTTTAATTCTGAAGCTTCAACTACTAGGTCTGCATAAATTTTAAGTTTGATTTTATCCATTTCTAGCAATTCCTGCATTTGCCCACATCATAACCTCTTCGAGCTTAGTAACTGCTAAAGCTTTTCCCGTCCATCGGGAACTAAAGCATCAATATAACTAGTAAGCTTTAAACACTGATTACGAACTGTTTCATGCTTTAGCTTAGTTCTTTATTCTTAGGTGCATGGTAGCTAAAACGATTAATCATGTCCTTCTGGAAGTTAGTTAATTCATTAGGAGTTTCCACTGTTTCCATATGTTTCTACCAATCCTCACATATGTGCTACTGAGAGTCTTTAATCCCACTTTCAATATAGATCATCATGCTTGCCATAAGTAGGGAATGTGACCCAGATCACACCCTCAGGAGGCCACTAATCCATGGTCACAAACCACCACCCCCAGGTAAGCCCTTTCCTTGCCTCTCTGAGGCACTTTCAAGCCTCTCAGGTGTCCACCACTAGGTAGCTCCTGTTGAAGGCTCTGAGAGGCTCTCAGCTTGATTCCCTACATATTAAGTATGAAAATCAGCCACAGGCAAGCGTGCTTGCTCCAAAGGTTTTATTTATCTAGTTAAAGGCTTTATTTGTTGCTCAAAGGTTTTATTTGTTACTTGTTTGGTTAAAGAATTTTATTTCTTTATTCAATTAAAGGTTTTACTTGGTTAGTTAAAGGATTTAATTATTAGTTAGAGGCTTTATTTATTTTGGATAAGGGATTCCTTTTTCTGAGATAAGGGATTCCTTTTATTGGGGTTGGGAGTCCCAAAGTTTCAATTTAAGGGTTGGATGTTAGAATTTAGCTACTCCGCTCATAAATTCGCCTGGAATTTCT